CCAGATCCAAGAGCCGAAGAATGGGCTAGTAGAAATGAGTGGTTTGGTAAAGATAGCGCAATGACTTACACTGCGTTTGATTTACATAGAAAAATTACCGAAGAAGAGGGTTTAGATCCTCAATCTAACGAATACTATGCAGAAATTGATAAAAGAATAAGACTTGAATTTCCTCATAAATTTGGTAAGGTAGAAAACCAGACTAGCAAACCTACACAAAACGTTGCCTCTGCAACGCGTAGTTCAAAGACTGGTCGCAAAACTGTGAGACTCACACCAACACAGGTTACAATAGCTAAAAAGCTAGGTGTGCCACTAGAAGAGTATGCGAAACAACTTATAAACACGAAGGAGGTATAGGCATATGGAAAATAAAAAACCAACTCGTGCGAGCCAAAGTAAAGGTGAAACTACAAAAGTAGTATCACAAGCATCTACGGTTAAACCCAAAGAAGCTGTAAAACCTTGGACTCCACCATCGTACTTAGATACGCCCAACGCGCCAGATGGATTCAGACACAGATGGGTCAGGGTAGAAATTATGGGATTTCAAGATACTAAGAACATACAAGGACGCTTAAGGTCTGGTTATGAACTTGTAAGATCTGATGAATATCCTGATAGTGACTTCCCAGCAATTACTGACGGCAAATACGCAGGGGTTATCGGGCACGGAGGCCTTGTGCTGACAAGGGTACCGGAAGAGATCGCAAAACAGAGAGAAGCTTACTACGCTAAAGAAGCGGGTGATCAGATCAATGCAATAGACAACGATCTTATGAAGGAACAGCATAGGGGAATGCCTATCGATATTGATAGACAGTCTCGTACAACCTTCGGTGGCAAGAAAAGTTAAAAATTTTTAACGAATCAAACCAGCGATTGAACATTAAACCGTGACTGGAGGCCCGCAAGGGTAGGTCACATAAGGAGAAAACAATATGGCTAATGCGTCAACAGTTGGGTTTGGATTCAGACCCATTAAAATGGTTGGTCAGGCATATAATAACGCTGGACTTTCTGAGTACAGTGTTGCTGCTTCTTCTGCTTTAATTTCGCACGCATGTTTAGTGCAATTAACAGCAAATGGAGTAGTACTCGCAGCAGGAGACGGAGGGGCAAATAACCTCGGTACTCTAAATGGAGTATTTTATACTGATGCAACTTCAAATAAACCAACGTTTAGTAACTTTTCACCTGCAAGTAATACTGCGACTGATATAGTAGCTTTTGTAAACGATAATCCTCAACAAATGTTTGAGGTTATGTCTGCAGATACTGCTTTCAATCAGAACGAAGTAGGACACTGTGCTGATCAAGTTAACGATGTTGGGGTAACTCCACTGTTTATTTCGAAATCAAAAATTTCGGCTACAACAGCGGCAGGTATCGCACAATTAAAAATACTAGGTGTTTCTAGAGATCCTGATCATTCTGACACTACTGCTGAGGGCTTTGCTCTTAGAGTAATGATAGATGAACATATCTGTGGAAATAACGTAGCAGGGATATAAGGAGATAAATTATGGCTATATCACGAAACCAACTCGTAAAAGAGTTAGAGCCAGGATTGAATGCTTTATTCGGCCTGGAATATAAACAGTATGAAAATCAGACAGCTGATATTTATACTACAGAGTCATCTGACAGAGCTTTTGAAGAAGAAGTAATGTTAAGTGGTTTTGCACAAGCACAAGTAAAAACAGAAGGTGCAGGTGTTACATACGATAACGCTCAAGAAACTTTCACAGCTAGATACACTAACGAGACAATTGCTCTCGCTTTTGCTATCACTGAGGAAGCTATTGAAGATAACCTGTACGACAGACTTGCTTCTAGATACACAAAAGCATTAGCAAGATCGATGGCGAGCACGAAAAATGTTAAAGGAGCATCAACATTAAACAATGGAAATCCTGGTGGAACATTCACTTCAGGAGATGGTGTAACTTTATTCAACACAGCACACCCAACAATTGCTGGAACGTTCTCGAACACGCTTGCTACAGCGTCTGACTTAAACGAAACTTCATTAGAACAAGCATTGATCGATATCAACGCTTTCACTGATGAAAGAGGTTTAAAAATTGCAGCTAAAGGAGTAAAAATGATTATTCCTTCTGCTCTGCAGTTTGTCGCTGAGAGATTGATGAAATCTCAAGGTAGAACGTCAACAGCTGATAATGATATCAACGCAGTAAGATCAATGGGTATGATTCCTCAAGGATACAGAGTGAACAACTACCTAACTGATGCGGATGCGTTCTTTATCCTTACAGATGTGCCTAACGGTATGAAGCACTTTAACAGAGCTCCACTTACAACTAAGATGGAAGGGGACTTTGATACTGGCAATGTTAGATACAAAGCTAGAGAAA